GGTAATGAAACAGATATTGTTATACCAAGAGAAGTAAACGGTATTGCGATAAACAAAATCGGCGAAAATGCTTTTGCAAACAGCAAAATAACGTCGGTGGAAATGGAAGACAATATTCAGAGTGTTGATGACGATGCTTTTATAGATTGTGAATCACTCAGAAGTGTTAAATTGTCTAAAAGTATGGAAAGTCTTCCCGGTTGTTTTTCGGGATGTGGCTCGCTTGAATATATAAGTATTCCGTCTAATATTAAATCTATTTACGTGTATGCTTTTTATAGTTGTAAAAATGTAGTGATTCACTGCGCAGAAGGATCAACTGCTCAAGAATATGCGGTTAATAATAATATTTCATATGTGATAGACGAAAACTTATAATAAGTTAAAAGTATTTTTAAAGATTTTATAAATAAAATATCAGTGATAGAAAGGATGAATAGGAACAATGAGAAAAATAAAAATATGTGTAGCAGTTACTCTTATAGCTGCGATTGCCATTGGTATATATACAACAATGGTATCGGCGGTTAATGTATCATGGGATTTTGAAGATGGAAAGCTTCCGTCATGGACTGCTATATACGACAATGCGAATATGTCCATAGAGAGTGAAGATGATGGTAATAAATATTTGAAGCTCAGCTATAATGGAAAGGCTAACAGAGACAGGAAATATTATGATGTAAAGGTTACAGATGTGAATTCAAAAGGAATATTGCAGGCAGACTATGACATTATGTACTCAAATACGGATACTGAAAAAGACGGAGAAATACAATTTAAGAACCGCCGAGGACCAGGAAGTACGGAAACTACAATGGTATCCCGAATAGGAAAACATAAGGGATATTTCAGAATGCATAATGAGTCCGGTACTTTGGTAGCGATAAAAGATCTAAACAATAAAACTTTGGAGATTGAAGAAGGACATTGGTACTCCGTAAAGGTTGTTGTGGATTTGGATAATGGAAAACAAAGCGTACTTATGTTTGACAGAGATACTAAGGAGTTGCTTTCATATTCTGAATATTCCGCAACAATATCGGGAAACAAAAATGTGAATATGATTACATTTTCAAGTGGAACGGATATGTGTCTCGATAATGTAAGGATTTATAATACGTCGTGTGAAAAAGGTTATATATACGGAAGTCCGTACATATCGAGCGCTACAAAAAATAAATATTATTTGCTCGGACAGAGTAGTGACGGTAGCTTTACTGCCCTGCCCGAAGGTGAGACATCATGGACGCTTGAAACTCCAAGAGCTGGGGTTTCTGTAGATTCTGGGACGGCGAGAATTATAGTTGGCAGTCAGCCTGAGCCTGGACCTGTTATATTAAAGGCTGAAAAAACTACAAAGGATGGAACGATATCGGAAAGATATATTGTGAATGTATCAAAGTAAGTCCAGCGGTGAAATGTCAAGAGGAAAATAAGTGAAAAAGCAAATATTTTTCACCAAATTCCGAAAGGTACAAAACACCTGCCTAAGCCCTGTCTATCAAATTTTTAAAAATGAGCAGGGCGACCTGATTTCAGCAGAAAAGCTTTGCTATTCTGCCGAGGTATATAAACGATTGTCTTTCAGCAGTCGAAAGACTAACCGCACAAATTTACGAGCAGTTAATGCGAGTGCACGTTTGTGTTGATATCTGTTTACCTCTTTGTATTTGAGATGATAGAAGTCGCTGTATTCCTTGTCGCATCTTACAAGAGAAAATGCGGCTTCACACAGATAATACTTTAAAAATCGATTACCGGAGTTAATAAGCCTTGTTGTTTGAGCTTCGAAATCTCCGGATTGATGTTGTTTCCATGCAAGACCTGCGTATTTTGCAAGCTGAGCTTGATTGTGGAAACGGTTGATATCTCCGATTTCTGCCATGATTCCGGCAGAAAAAACCGGTCCGATACCCGGAATAGATATCAATACATTAGGAAGGAGTTCCATTTGAGTAGCGATAGCTTTATCAAACTCCTTAATTTGAGCTTCCAATGCCTTTATGGAGGTTATGGATATAGAAAGCACCTGATTAACAGAATCATTTACCGTCTTTGGTAAACGGTAAGAACTTCGGGCTGCTTTCTGAATGGCTTTGGCTACTGCATTGGGATTTGGAAAACGGTTTTTCCCCTTTTCCATAATAAAAGCAGTAAGCTCATGTAAGTCCATATCTGCCAATGCTTCTGCGGATTCAAACTCATCGTAGACTGCAAGAGCGGTAGTGCTGAAGGTATCGCTAAATACCTTCTCCTGTGTCATAGTAGAATACTTCTTAAAGAGTATGTTCATAAAACGTTGCTTTTCTTTGATGAGGTTGGAAACAGCGAAATAACGTGCTCGTGTAAGGTTCTGAAGTGCTTTGTAACGATAGTCACCGATGTATACCTCTTTGTTGATTCTACCGAAACGCAGGCAATCAGCAATAACAAAAGAATCAATGAGATCATTCTTAGGCAAGTCATTGTAAGCCTCTTTGAATTTACTGACTTGCTTAGGATTGAGGACATGAATCTTTGAATTAAAACGAGCTAATGCAGCATCTTCCCTTAGAAAATAAACAAGGTTATCACCATACACAGAGGTTGCTTCAAGACCTATTAAAACAGTATCTAAGGAGCAAGATGTCATAGCAGAAAGAATTCTTTTTACCAACTGTGAAGAACCAGTATGTGAGTTGGCAACAGAAAAGTTACAATGTTTACTTCCGTCAGGAAGCATGAAATAAACGACATTGGATTTGCTGCTTACATCAATACCGACGTAAAGTGGGTTCATAAAAATCACCTTCTTTCGTTAAAATTTTAAGTGTTCAATCGGTTTGGTAAAACCCATGATTATGGAGCATCAACACCCTCGCATATAAGAATCTAACTTAAGAAGGACAGATGCGAAACCACACTGCTAAATGGTTGTCCCGAAGCTTAAGAAAACAGCCAGCCGGTTTGAAGTTAACTTCCATATCAGGGGAACAGACTTATTATGAAGCAACCGCAATGGTTCAACAGGGGGACAAAGAACTATTACCTGATTGACACCAAGTCAATTATATCATAGGTTTACCAAACCGATTGATATTTTGAATATAAAAATATATCTATAAAGATATTATACGAGGGGGGTACTGACTATGGAAAGTACGGTTGTTGTGGCGATTTTGTCGCTTGTAGGAACGCTCGGCGGTTCTATTATTGCAGGTATTGTTTCAAACAATAAGACACTGTACAGAATTGAACAGCTTGAACGCAAAGTAGAAAAACACAACAGTGTTGTTGAACGAGTGGCTATTGCGGAAAATACACTTAAATCTCAGCAGCACCAAATTGATGAACTGAAGGGGGATATGTAAAATGATTAACTGGAAAGTACGAATGAGAAATCCTATGTTTTGGGCACAGATATTGCTATCTGTAATTACGCCGATACTGGCATATCTCGGACTTACAGCCGAGGATTTGAGCTCGTGGTCAGTATTGGGGGAAGTACTTATAAAGGCGGTTTCAAGCCCGTACATTTTGAGCCTTGTAATTGTCAGTGTATATAACGCAATTACAGATCCTACAACAACAGGATTTACAGACAGCAAACGTGCATTGACATACGATACACCTAACAGTGACAAGGAGTAAGAGATGACTGCAATAGATAAATTGATTCAGACCGCTGATAATGAAGTCGGCTATTTGGAAAAGTCAAGTAATTCACAGCTTGATGATAAAACAGCGAATGCCGGTATGAACAATTATACTAAGTATTGGCGTGATATAAAAAACGAATATCAAGGACAGCCGTGGTGTGCGGTGTTTGTTACATGGTGCTTTACCAAGGTTTTCGGAGTGGATAAGGCACATCAATTATTGAAGCATTATCCGTATGTATATTGTCCGACAATGTCGGGACTTTTTAAATTGTACGCAAATCCGAAAAGGGGCGATATTGTTATATTTAATCATAATGGGGTATTTACGCATACGGGAATTGTAACCGGCGTGGACGGTGATTATTTCACTACTGTTGAGGGAAATACGTCAGCCGGAAGTGTGGTTGTTGCAAACGGCGGCGGTGTCTGCAGAAAAGGATATTATATCAGCAATCTTGCGGGGACGAAGTTCTGCAGACC